GATCCTTCTGTTACATTGTCAGTATCGATCTGAGATTCAGTTACTGTTAGTTCACCACCAGCAGATAATGCAATACCATTACCATAAGTGAAGTGAGATCTTGTTCTTGTATTTGTTGTGAATAGATTTGTAGAACCTTCAGTTACATTGTCTGTATTGATATCACTCTGTGTTACAGAAATAGTATCTGTGTTTAACTGAATACCTGTACCATATACAAAATGTGTTCTTGTTCTTGCAGCAGTTGTAAAGAGGTTTGTAGAACCTTCAGTTACGTTGTCAGTATTAATATCTACTTGTGTAACTGATAATGTGTAACTATTAGCAGCATCATCATATACCTTAGTAATACCAGTTCCAGCAGTAAATAGATTGTTTACTCTGTCATCTACACGTTCGTCTGTAAAGTATAGGTTAGTTGAACCTTCAGTAAGTGCATCAGTGTTGTGGTTTGCAATACTACCAACTTCAGATTCTCCGAAGGTAATCAAACCAGTAATGTTCATATTACCTTGAACTTCAAAGTTCGTAGTAGATATAAAGTTAGTTACTGATAAAGTGTTAGAGAATGGGTTGTATCTAAGGTTAGCAGAGTCAACGTGAACTGACTGATTACCAGTGTTTCCACCCATAAATGCAGGATAGAACAGTGCGTTGTTGTTAGTCTCAGTAACAGCAACCTGTGTTGCAGTATCAGAATTACCTGTTACGTCACCAGTTACATCACCAGTGATCTGACCTGTAACTCCAAGAGTTCCACCGAAGGTTACAGCGTCATCAACATTTAATGTTCCTTTAATATCTGTGTTACCAGTTGCAGCAGTGATAGATGCTTTAACACCAGCAGCACCACCAACAGAGAAGTTACCACCAACGTATGCTTTCTTAGCAACTGATAGACCACCATCTGTAGATATAGATGCAGAGGCATCAGAGTATCCAGTAGAATCAGTTACGTTATCTGCTTGTACAAGACCAGCAAATGTAGCATTACCAGATGTGACATCTATACCACTGTTAAAGTCAGCATTACCATCTACGTTAAGAGTAGAATCGAAGTCAACTGCGTTTGTAACATCTAAAGTTCCAGCAATATTAGTATTACCAGATACAGATGCAACAGTAAATTTACTACTATTGATGTTCAGTGAACCACCTAGATTCAATGTAGATTGAAGTGTAGCAATACCTGATGCAGTAAATGTAGATAGGTTTGTGTTCTGTGTTACACCTAATGTTCCAGCAATAGTTGTATTACCAGTAGGACCGTCAACAGTGAAGTTTCCTGCACCTACATTGAAGTCATCACCAATATATGTTTTCTTAGCAACTGCTAAACCACCAGCAGTACGAACTGAAGCACCAGTATCTGTGGCAGATCCAGCGTCAGCAGTGTTTGTTGCTTTGAATAATCCTTGAACTTCACCAACATCTTTAACAAGTAAATCATCATCAACAGTTAAGTCTGTGTATATTCTTGCACTTCCACCGATAGAAACGTTTCCACCTATTCCTGCACCACCTGTTAATCTAAATGCACCACCAGCAGAGTGAGAACCAGAACTTAAAGATTGTGCAGTGCTGTTTGTGGCAGTAACAATTCCAGTAACACCAAATGTGGATGTTATATTTGTTGCCTCATCTACGTCTAGTGTTCCATCAATTACTGTGTTACCAGATGCAGCAGCAACTGTAAACTTAGTAGAAGCAATATCAAAGTCACCAGATATGCTTGTAGTTCCAGCAACAGTTAAATTAGATCCTGATCCAACAATATTAACAGTAGAGTTGAGTGTTGCAATACCTGTAAGACCAAATGTTCCAGCAACAGTTGTATTACCAGTTACTGCGTCAACGTTAAACTTATTATTTGCAACTGCTAGATCATCACCAACATCAAATGTACCTGTGACATTTAAGTTACCACCAATATCTGCATCGTCAACAACGAATAAATCATCACCAACTCTAAGATCCAATCCAATTCCAGCACCACCACCAACAATTAATGTTCCTGTAGAAGGTGATGTTGCATTAGTTGTATCGAATAACTTGATAGAACCAGCATCAATACCAGATCTTGTACCACCAAATACTTCAGATGTGTTAGTTGCATTATGATATAGAGCAAATCTTGATTGTGAATCATCCCAACCAAAGAAACCTAATTTTGCTGAACCATCATAATATCTAAACTCAATACCACGATCTTTATTATCATCTGTGTTTGGTGCTGTATCCCCACCAAGAGTTAGAATAGGATCATCTAACTGAGTTGTAACTGTATTGATTGTAGTTGTAGTACCATTAACAGTTAAGTTTCCTTCAACAGTAGCATTACCACCAACTTCTAAATCGTTAGTTCCAGAAAGGGTAACAGGTGCATTAAATGTGCTTGTAGCGTTGACTGAGAGGGCATCTCCTGTCGCATCTCCAATAGTTGTTTGAGCTCCTGTAATGCTGAATTCACGGTTGAATACTGCATCTCCGTGGACTGTAATTGTTCCAGCACTTGCTGAACCCAGACCACTTCTACCAGCAACGACGTTACCAGCAGGACTGACACTAAACTCAATGTTATCTGTGTTTGCTTTCTTACCAACGTATAGGTTATCACCGATGTGAAGATCAGTAGCAATACCACCACCACCAAAGGATCTAAAGTTAGATGAGTTATCTTGTGCATAGGAAGGAGTATATGCGGCTGTTACACCAGTTCTGAACTTATAACGAACTCTTAAGAAGTTCTGTGTGTTGAATGTCTCGTTAGATGAACCTTGGTCTTTCTGATTTATTTGTCCGTTGATGTAAATATCACTATTGAATAGTGTATTACCTTCAATATAACCACCACCATCTAATCTTAGAGCACCATAGTCACTACCTGTAATTATATAATTGTTATCTCCATCTGTACTTATTGTTGGAGTATCGCTACTTTCAAAGTGAATTAAAGATGCAACATTTAATGATCCTTCTATATCTGTATTACCAGATGTACTTTGTACTACAAATTTATCAGCAGATCCATTATTTAATTTAAAGGTCTTACCAGTTGTATCAAGTATAATGTCATTATGGAATGTAGAAATGCCATCAACATCTAATATGTTGTTTAGAGTTGTAGCTTGATCTACATCAAGGGTACTGTTGAATGTAACACCACTGTCTACATCAAGAGTACCATCTGTATGTGTGTTACCGTTGTCAGTATCTACATCAAATACACTGACACCAGCAGCAGTTTGAATATCAAATTTCTTATTGTCTGCTTTTATGATTACATTGTCAGTTATAGTTGTTTCTAACTGAACATCTAATGTACCTTCAATAACTGTATTACCATTATCTGTATCAACTGTAAACTTATCTACACCCGCAGCAGTCTGTATATTAAATGATTTATTATCTGCTTTAAATATTACATTGTTATTAATTTCTGTCTGTCCTGCAACTGTAACAGTACCACCAACGTGTGCGTTCTCGGAAAGTCCAAGTCCACCAGTTACAACTAATGTACCAGTTGTAGTTGATGAAGCACCTGTGTTTGTTGTTAGTCTGAGGTTGCCAGCGATGAGAGCAGCGTCTGTACCAGTAAATACTTCATTGGTGTTAGTGGCATTGTAGAGGAACCTAAAGCCACCAGTGCCATTCCAGATATTAGAGTCTGCGTAACTTTCGTCCCATCCATAAAAACCTACCCTTGCTTGTGTATCATAATAAGAAAACTCTACACCACGATCCTTGTTGTCATCTGCAACAGGAGCAGTGTCACCACCTAGAACCATAATTGGATCATCGATAGTTACAACAGTAGAGTTAACTGTTGTTGTAGTTCCATCTACTTGTAAGTCACCACGAATCTGAACTTTACCAGTTGCAGCATCGTCGTCACCTGGATCCAAGATCATAGTAGTAGCAGTGCTACTTAAAGTATCGTCTTGGAATTGGAATCCTTCTACATTAACACGATTTGAAACATTTGTCGATGATATTGTTATGTCTTCGTCTGCTGTAATGTTAATACTAGCAGTACCAGCACCAGCGTTGTTTGAAATAATATCAAGCGTTCTATCAGTAGAGGAAGAGACATTGTGATGAATTTTAAGTGAACCAGCAGTCCTCTCAATAGTTTGTAGAGGAGTGTTACCTGGTCTGTCAAGTTTTATAGAAGCACCACTTATATTTGTATCGACATTGATATCTACTCCACCAGCATTACTATTATCGGTGTTATTAGCACTGAAGAGAAGACCACCAGAAGTGCTATTTACTTTTACATAATTAAGATAATCAAATCCTGTATGTGCAGTGGAAGTTGTTAGTTCATTATCTAATTCAAAATCTTGAACTGTATTTCCATCAGTAAATGTAATTTTATTATTCTGTAACTGAGTATTATCAACACCCATTGCAGCAATGGTTACGTGACCATTAGCATCTACATCAAAATCTTCTTGTGCAAATGATGCAAGACCTTTTTGTTCAGTTCCTTCAGCAGCACAATATCTCCAACCATTTGCATCACCTGTGCTATGAGTAGGTGCTCCACCACCAGCAGAAATAGTTTGAATAGCTTGATATACCTTAGAAGCATTTGCAATTATGGCATAACGAGCATATGTAGTTCCAGCATCATAACCAGCATACTTAGATCCTTCTACTGCTGTAGCAATAGGTACGTTCTCTGCTAATGTAATACGACCATATCTATCAACACTAAACTTGGTTGTGTTAACAGTTTGTGTACCATATGGTTCTGAGTTACTACCAGCAGCATTAACAGATGTTAATGATTCAACGTTATATGAACCAACAACAACTGCTGTGTCAGCAAGATCAATGAATGGGTTCTGTGAACTACCATCAGGTACTGTGAATATAATTCTTCCTGCACCACCAGTTAACTGTCTAGTGGTTATATTTCCTTGTGATACTCTAGCAAGTAAACCAACTGTAGATAGTCCTGCTAATGATGTTAAGTCATCATCTAATGGTTGAGCATCAGTAATACCATAGTTTGCAAGTGTAGATGCAAGTTCAGCACCAATAACCCTACCTTGTGAGTTAACCCTAACACGAGTGTATAGATCACTAGCATCAGGATCAGCAGGATTATAATGTGGAAGTGTTGTTATTAATGATAAGTCAGTTGTTAATGTAAGGTTAGATGATCCATCAAAAGAACCTGATCCAGTAACCTGACCAGCAAGTTGAATTTGTCTAGCGTTAGCAAGACGTGTGGCAGTTGCAGCGTTACCAATAACTGTTGCAGTTATAGCACCAGCTTGGAAGTTACCATCAGCGTCTCTTTTTACAAGTGTATTAGCAGCGTTTGATTCTGTTTCTAGTGGTCTCTCATATCTTAAACTATTCCACGGAGTTACTCCATCCCCGATTTTAATACGTGATGTATCAATTTCAATACCAAGTTCACCCTGTGCCAAGATAGGGTTGATGTTTGCCCACTGTTGAGCACCATCACGTCTTAATTGAATTCTATTTGCCATTGGTTATGGTATCCTACATTTCGGACAATATGCCTCCAAGATATTTATAACCGTTAAAAAGAGACCTTTCGGTCTCCTCTTATGTTATGCTCCCCCTGCATCAACACTGTCAACAGTAGGTTCACCTTTGAGGATGTACTCCAGCGTTTCTATAGCACCTTGGAGTTTTAGTGCTTGTTGTTCATTCTGTCGAATCTTTTGAGCCATCTGTTGGTTCTCATCGACATATGCTTTTAATCTAGATTTGAAATCAGAAAGTAGTTTTTCCTGATCTACAGTTTCAGGTGCGTCAGCAGTCATTTGTTTAATAAAGATTGTTTAATTAAGTTTTTCAACTCAGATAATTCTGATTTTAGCACATCCATATCTTTTTGCATAGTTTCGATTTTGAGATCTTTCTCTTGTCGTCTCTTAGCAGCAGATCCTGGAGGGGTTGCTTTTGTATTTAGTATGGCACCAGACTTGGTATCTCGTACTAATTCAGGTTTACCCTTGACGTGTTGAAAGTCAGGTTTCTTAGAGGTCACTTAAAGCTAATACACGAAGGTTTTTAATTTCGGGTACGTATGCTTGGTTTCGAGATGTCATAATAATTTTAATCTGAGCAGCAGTGAATTCAGCACCTGTATAGGTGTATTCTAAATCCCTGAGAAGATATGCTTCAGTCTTTTGAACTGTTTTATCTTCCAATCCGTTTCCGTTAAAATATATATACCCTATTTCATCAAAAGTAATAGACGCACCAACAGGTTGTATACGATACATAACGTGAATTTCAGTATCAGGATGTCTCCATCCCTCAAACTGAACCTTCAAGGTATTCGCTGGATTCAATAAGTTCATAGTCTTACTGATGTAAACAGCGTCATTCTTATCACCACTTCTTTGCTCTGCGTTAGAATTAGCAGGGTCAATCTGGTTGATTCTATTAGAAGTTGTAATTAATGAACAACGATCTGTATCAACCACAGGTGACAAGTTAGCGTTAGTTGAACTCATTAGTAAGTTCATAGTCAATGACTTAGAACCACTTAGTTTTGCATCTTCGTTAACTTTAGAACATACCAATTTAGGGAATGTCATATAGTTATCTTCGTTTGCAATACAGTCTAAGTACACACCATCATTAATGAATGATGCTTCACTGACGTTTGCACCATTAAGTATGGATGTAGCAGAGACTGCGTTCAATCTAGGAATAATTTCCGTTTCAGGGAAGTTATTCATCTCAAGTTGTGGATAGAACTGTTCAAACTGAATGTTCTGTGTAGCAGTAACATTTTCACCACCATTCTGAACTCCATTTGTAGATACAGATGTAACTGCAACCTTATATGAGTCAAGAGTTGGTGAACCAATAGCAGTATGTAACTTGTTAATTTCTGTTAGAGGAATACCATCTAAGTTATAGCACTCAATAATACTTGTATTACTATGTGCTAACGCAGCAGTTCCAGCTTTACCACGAGAACCAGAAGGTAATGTAATAATCTTACCGTCAGTTGATATATTACTATACTCAATAATTTCAAAATGTTTCTGACTAATTTCAGGATCACGAATAATAATGAATCCAGTGTTACTTGTCGCAACAGCAGCACCATTGATCGTTGTATGGAACGCTGAAGCATCTTGAACGTGTAACTGGAAGGTTCCTGAAACCGCATCCGCAGCTGTAATACCATTTGTATGATATGCAGAGTCAATGATTGTAGGAGCAACTTCTGAAATTACACCTTCTAGTCGTACATTATTAGCAGTATCGTGCATACAATGGTTAGCGTGCATCACTTCGATCTCAGTAGCTTGGTTAAAGTATGAGATAGGAGCAGCAGGATAATCGTTGATATCATCTCCTGTTGCTGTTATACCACCAGCAGCAATAGTTCCTGATCCAGTTGTGGCACCACTTGTTGTTTGTGTTATAGCATCACCCACAGTGAACGTACCTGTAACAGATTTAATTGAAACAACACCAGTTCCTGAATTAAATGCAGTCACCATACCTGATGCTCCTGAACCGTTTGTTATTGTATTGTTTGCATCGAATGTACCTGTAACACCAGTCAGTGTAATATCAGCAAGTGATCTAGAAGATACAAGTCTATAGATGTAACTAGCACCAGATGCAACACCTTCTCTAAAGGTTCCTGCAACGTCATCTACGATGATGTAAGCATTAGATGACCCTTGTACACCTTGTACAACTTGTCTGATGATAGCAGATGGTACAGGGGATGTATCAGTCTGTGTAATCTCAGCACCAATAGTAAAGTTTGCTTGGTGATCAGAAAGAATAATCTTAATCTCTGGTTTTAGAGTTCTGATTGGATTTGCTCTTAGTTGAGAAATACCACTGTTACCTATAGCAAGTTCAGCATTATTGAATACAGCAGTACCTGTTGAGTTAGCAGTAAATTGTGCTTTATATAATATGAATTTTAAATCTTCATACTGGTCAGCAGTCCAAGTAGATGCGTTCTGTGATTTGAATAGAACACCAGCATAGGGTTGTTCAGAGATCGTTCTGTCATTAGTAACATCATCCTCACCCATTCTTGATATCCAGAGTTTGAATTCGTTAGAGTCAGAAAGAACAACTAAACAGTATTCTCTATTTTCTGTAACGTATACAGGTGAATCAAATGTAAATTTAGTAGCGACTGTTCCATTCTCAGATAGATTGATCTGTGAAGGTAAAAGTGTAACGTCAGAGAAAGCAAGAACTTTAGTGGTTGGATAACCATTTGCCATCTCTCTAACCTGTACTGATACAGGAATTCTCTCATCTCTTGTATTGAAATATAACTCACAACTTGTTAAGAATGCACCACCTTTAGATTCAACCAAGAATGATTGTGCAAGAGGGTCATACCAACCTGTGTCTCTAGTTACGTTACTTGTAGTGTTATTAACAGTTCTATCTTGTGTAACTGTATCTCTTACAATATCAGCATTTCTAACAGCAAAGATTGTTGTCTGTTTAGTTTCAATAACACCTGACGCAACATAGTTAGCAGATGCAGCAGAGTCAACTTGACCTGGTACTCTAGAGTCAGTATCTGATGTAGTAAGTCTTACAACACGTGTACCTGTAGCAAATCTTGGGTTAGTTGATACACGTGGATTTGGTACCCACATAATACCTTCCATATCACCGTTTGTGTTTGCAACTAAACGTTTTGTCTTAACAACAGCACGAGCACCAGATGTTTGTCCTACAAGAATCTCAGTTTCCTGTGGATTACCATAATATGCACCAGCAACTGTTTCTGACATTGTTTTAGTATCAATGTTTAAGAAACCTGTTGTAGAAGCATAAGATGTTGGAAGATCAGATCCATCATAAGGTGATTTACCATCATCAAATCCTGTTTCAGGACTTACAATTTTTAATCTACATCCAGATGTTTGACCTATAACAGTTTCATCAGTAACAAATGGTGTGTTATTTGTACGACTATCATCAACTGGGTTCTTAATAACCTCAATTAATCTTGGTGTAGTATAGAAGTTTACATCTACATTATCAATGAAAGCATAGAATCTTGTATTTGGTTTTAGACGTTGAATCTTAAACGCAATGTTTCTTGATCTAATAAAAGGTATTACTGTTTTTTCTAAAGTACGATCACCCATATTCTGACGATCAATTCTAGGTGTAACTCTACTTCTGATACCAGAACGTGACTGGTTACTTACAGTGTTTGTAGTTGTTGTAGTAATTCTTCTAATATATGGCCACCTACCTCTTCTCATAGTCTGTGTATCAGATCTACTAGAAGCAGAAGACCAGTTTGTTCTCCAAGAGTTCCACTGTGTTGGAATAAATCCAGTGTTTACATCACCGCCAAGACGTTGGATACTAGCAGTAAAGTCACCTTCAATATTAACAACTCTATCTGGTACTCTACGTGTATCAACCCAGTCATCAGAAGATGGATATAAATCTAATCTACCAATATAAGCAAACACGTTGAATGGGTTTACATTCTCAACTCTAGAAGCATATGGTTGAACAATAAATGTACTTTCAACATATGGAAGTGTTAAAGTTCCTGTTGAATGAAGAGTAACACTACTAGATGCAGTGGCATTATATTCTAGAGGTACGTTTGTTGTATAATGGGACGCACGCATATTACCATCAGCAAAGTCTAGAGCACAAGCAAAGTCTTCGTGTGTTGATTCAGCTGAGTCAAAACTTGTAAAATTATCTACAAGGAATCCGTTCTTAAATTTATCAAAACCATCACTATCTTTAATAGGTAGAGATGCAGTTTCAAGTTCAAGAAGTGATAGTGAAGTATAATATTCTAAGTTATCAACTCTTCTTTCAATAAGACCGATATCACGCATAGTAAATCGTCTATTGTTTTCTCTAACAATATGAACTCCTTCAGGACCATATCCATATGGTTCGTGATATAAAGTAGCAAGTAACATTGCATTATCAATATTACCAGGTACATCATCTGCTTCACCAGGTATACCCTTTGCAACTTTGAATCCTTGCTGGTCTGTTAAGAATAACTTATCAATTCTTCCAACATAATAATCATAGTCACAACGGAAATCTGATTCTGGTTTTGGAATATCAATAACCGTGGCGTTATTTGCAACACCACCTGAAGCAAATCCTCTATCTTTAAAGTCTAACGATGCACAGTTAACATAGTATGGTGAACTAACAGTTCCCGATCCAGATAAAACTGGAGTAACGGCAGGACGGAAATCAAGAACATCTCTGAGCTCTCTTGTTTCACCAGCAAATTTAATTGATGGAATATCTTTATAATCAATACCAACGTATGACTGTGATGCAAAGTAGTCACCTGTTGCTTCGTGTGTGAATCTGTCAAAGACTATCATCAATTTACGAAGAGGTGCACCAGCAGCAGCAAACTTAATTAGTTTAGATATGTCATAATAATGACCTTGCTGGTTAGGATCTAAGTAGAAGCTATCTGTAATATTACGAGAACCATTATTAATTGATCCATCAGCATCATTAATAAGACCACTGATTATATTACCATTAGCATCAAAACCTTGTACAGTTTCACCAAGTGAGAATAGACTTTCATTTTCATATACAAAATGACAAACATATGAAACAGAGTTAAAGTTTACAACACGTGCCTTTGCTTTAGATGTCTGTCCTTCAATAATTGTACCTTTGTTAAAGATAGTCGCTGCTTGCATTGTTAAGTTTGGAATAACAGCAGCATTATCATCATTTGATTCATATACAGCGTGTATATTATAAACGTCTGTAGATCCTAAAGATATCTCTTCATCTTCAATACGAGTTCCATACAATGATCCATATGACAAACCATATTTAACATTATCAGATGAGTTAGCAGTTTTCTCTACCTTCATACATTCCATCTCAGTTGCGTTTTTAAGTTTCTTCTCAGCTGAGTTTTTAGAAACTGATGCAACTAAACGTACTGTACTTACACCTGTAAGACCAGATACTGTTAAGGAAGTTCTCGGTGTACCTGTGCTATTAAATGAGAGGTTGCTTTCGATGTCGATAAGTGTTCCTGCGGTTGGTGCGAGTTCCACCAAGGCGTAATGATCTTTATCATATGCCAAAAACTGTTCGTCTGCTGGTAAGGAAATAGTAAAGTCATTTGCTCCTGTAACTGTAATGTCGTCAAATGAACGTGCAACTATTGCAGATTCATCTGAGATGGACTTGATTGATTCTTTGGGCATCTCAATCATTAAATCAGCAGTTTCTCTATCATAGATTTGTGGTCTTTGACGAACCATAAATCCATAATCTCCTGCTGGAATATTGTTACCACTATAAGTTGCTGTAGTTGCACTTGTTAGATTGTTATCAATATTTGTTCCTGATAAGTTGATAAGATCAATGTATAACGTATTGCTATTGTTAAACGTTAATTGATCACCTGGTCTGAGGTCTAAAGTAAAGTTAGACTGTGTACCAGTAATAGTACCAGTACCACCACTAGAACTAACATTAAAGTTAGATCCAAGAATGATTGTTTCTTGATCTAATAAGAAATCACCAGCAAAAATAACTGCATTAGTATCAGGATCTTTACCGATCATTCCTTTAGCATCAGTTATTTCGTGTGTAAATGTTTCAACAACTGTTCCAATTTCTACACCATCTCTCTCAATAACTTCACCAGTTTTAAACTGTCCATATGACTGATACAATTTAATAAGATCAACACCATTATAATCTGCCTCTACAAATGCTTTTGCTTTAGAAGTACGTCCTCTAATAACGTGACCTTGTGCTACTGTTACACTTTGACTTAACTTCATCAAAGTTAGTGGTTGTAGATCAAATACGTATGCTTTGAATACTGTAGAAGAAGATGTTACATTAGTACCATTATGATATTCATATGCAGCAACACGACCATAACCAATAATATTACCAGTTGCAGATAAAGATCCATTAGGTTTAACATCTCTAAACTCAACAACTTGATAGTTTGATGTAATACTGTTTCCGTTTATAATAGGAGAACCCTTTACATTATTCATCAGCATATAATTGCCGAGTTCAAATGGAACAATAGAGTTCTGTAATGCTATACTTGTTCTTGATTTTTCTAAATCTACAAAAGTAGGAACTAGAGTTTCAGATTCATAACCTCTTACATATGCCTTTCCAGGTCCAACTTCAATTACATAATATGCTTCTGATGCTGTTATACCACCAGGTGATGTTGCACCTTGTAAATATACACCGCCATTTGCACCATCATTCTTATGCTCTCTAATACGAACATCAAAGTCACGAATAGTATAATCACCAGACTCATCAAATGTTCTTCTTGCAAGTTCTCTTGCTAATTCATTATATGCTGAACGTTCTACAAAAGTTTCAATCTGAGATTGATTGATTCTTAAAAGTTCAATAAAGTTTTTATCTGTATCATCATCAATAACTTTCTTAACTAGAGAAGTTCTAATTCTAAATCTATGACCACCTGGTGCAGAATAGTTAGATGTACCTGTGGCATTATCGTTTAGATTTGGATCGTCTTCTGGAGTAACAATAGATTCAAAAATTTCAAGACCAACTCTATACGAGGGATTGTTAGAGTATTGATCAAGAATAATTGTTTGTGCAGAGACATCAACAAAATATCCACGAATGAAATATACACCATTAGCAATCGTTGCAGTAGAACCTACAGCAGTAGAGTTAGTAGGTAACAACTGTGCAAATGGAGTTCCAACTTCAATAAGTGAATTACCATAAGTTATTTCAGTCTCAGATATTAACTGCTCATTATTTACAAATGTTCTTTCAGTAGATTCGTCACCACCAGATGTTAGATACTTAACATATAATGTGATATATCCACGAGATGATTCTGTTGCTGGAATTGAAGATATAACTTTTGCTTTTACACCTGTAGTTAAACCACTTATAATTGTTCCAGTTAAATTAGTTCTATATTGCTCAACATCTGCTCCTAAAAATGATCCTTGAAGTAATACTGCTTTTGCATCTAAGTCATAACCTATTTGACCAGGAATGACCATCGAGCCATCCTTGAACATATGAGTACCAAAAGATTCAATCTGATTCTGCATCAAAGATTGCAGAGTTGTTAATTCTCTTGCTTGAATCGGATAACCAGGACGAAATAGAACTCGATAAAAGTTATTTGCTTTATCGAAATCGTCGAAGTATGGCGATATGTTCAGATTGGTATTCTGTGGCATTGTTTTAGAACTCTACTACGATCTTGATGTCTTCAATTTGGTCTCCAGCACGAGAGATTGCTCTCCTATTGTCTATGTAGATGACTTTTCCAGAGTCCTTTTTCACTTCTGGTTTTGCATATCCAGATGTGAACGACATACCTAGGTCATATTCTGTGTTGTTTATAACACGTGTTGCTTCACCAGGAATGATTGGGAAGTTAATATCAGGGTCAGCTGAAGTACCAGATCCTGAACCTACAACTGTATTACCTCCATCAAATACAGTTTTGTTACCAGAAATTTCTGGGAATATACCATCAACTCTGTTTTGATAATATTTCAAAACTTTAGTTGTTGAGTTCCAAGAAACAACTCTACCTCTAGCAGTCACCTGTTGACCACCAATAGTACGAGTCTGTGTAATAATTTCATCCGTGTTGAATGAACCTGTGAAATCTGGAGAAAATATCACAGCGTTTGTAGATGATAATGTAATAGCATCTGCAAGTTCTTCAGTACCGTATTTAAGTGGATTCAAATTTAATCCAATACGTCTGTAATCGTTATCAGTTGGGAAGTCACCTGATCCTTCATCGTAGGTAAACTTCGTGTTAATCATCACACGATATCCACCAAGTTCGATTGCTGGATCAGATCCGTGTCCACCTTTCGGAGGAATGATTACGTCAATAGCACCACCACTACCTGTACCAGCACCAATACCATTAATCTCATCAATAATAACTTTACCGAAGGAATAATTAGATCCTCCAGAGGTTACAGTAGCGTTTACAATACGTCCACCATCAACCACAACTGAGATTCTTCCACCAGTACCATCTCCTTTTACAGGGATGTTTTCATATGTACCGTTGTTATATCCAGAACCAGATGATTGGATAACAACTGTATCAATTTCACCACCAACAGCATCAGATATAACAGCAGTATCAGTCAACACTGGCATATAATCACCAGAGAAGAATTTCAAAACCTGACCAACAGGGATAGTAAACATATACTTCCAACGATAACCATCAGCAGTCGTGATAATAGATGTAGATGTACCTGTCGGCTCAACCGTTGATGGTTTACCATTCGGATCTGAGGGCGATGTTCCATTGTAGATACATTTATATGCTTGATATGAACTGTTTACAACGTAGAAATCTGCGTCATATAATTTAGTAGCACCAGAAGATGCAGTCTTACTAGATGAATAATCGTGACGATACATATCGTACACATAACCCAAACCACCAGTAGTTTGTTCTGGGGGTATCCAGTCAATACGACGTATAACCTGTACAGCGTCATTCGCTAGAACACGCTTCATTGAGATCATATCATCATATGAGTCAGAGAACTCCTGAAATGAATCAACAGGGGTTGGTGGATTGTTTTCGTTGTCCCATTCTTGGGGTCTACCAATAAAAACATACAAGCGATCTCTGTTTGCACCAGCAGCTATGTCACTCTGGTTCTTATCAGGACCTTCGAGTGATTTGATGAACTTCTCCGCAGTGAATATTCTAAATTGGTCAGTTAGTAGTGCCATATGACTGCTATTGCCTTCCTTTTATTTATACTAGGTTTAATCAGGTTCATTGCGAACTGAGGAAGGATAGTAAATTTGTTGTATCGTTCCTACAATTCCAGACCCATTACCTGTGATTGTTTCATTATTATTCCACAAGAAATTACCAGAATTTCCTACAGTTGAACCTACTGATAAGGTTTTTGTTGTTGCATCCCAAGCGGTAACAATACCAGTGATACCAGTGATAGATCCTACAACTGTTTCACCTATAGAATAGTTACCTGTTGTATGTGAACGGAATAAGAAATCTACTTGTGCAACGTGTACATCCCCATCACCTAATTGACCCGCAACAGATACTGTGGGTGATAGTGGAGGATTAGAACCATCAGACATTTGGTCTCCAACAGCAAACAATGTTGTATTGGTACCACCTAATGTTTCCTCAATACCATATAATGATGATGCTATACCACCATCTAGATTTATCTCTCCAGCAAAATCAGTACCAGTATTGATCAAATCAGGTATACCATCACCAGCACCTTGAAGTTCTGCAATATCTTCAAATGCTTTATCAGATATTGAACTGATAGGAACTGTTAATGTAACTATTGTTGATCCTGCTGAATCAACAATGTTATGTGGTTCAACACCAGTTTGAGTAGATGATGCAACACCAGCATAAAAGTCAATAACCTGAGATTTAATTTGAGATGAACCACCATCAATAAATGCTAGTTCGTCAACTTCAAATGTCAGATACAATGCTCTTTCAGATGGTATCCAATCATATACCCTAGCAATTTTATTACCAGAACTTTCATTAGTCCTGACAACTCTATCACCAACAAAGAAATTATATCCTGATATATTATTAGCATCTGCAAGTGCATCTAATGTCACTTTTTGATCGTACCTAAAGTTTAGTGCACGGTCACAACCAGTAAATGATGTACCTGTCTTACCTGTATATCTTATTACTTCTCTTCCAATTAATATTTTTCCTGAACCTGGATATGGATCAGTTGTTTGAACATATATTGTTTGATCATTCTCATCAACATTTGTTAATAGACCAGTAATATCATATATCGTAGAGTTAAATGACTGTCTATTTCTTGATGTTTTAGTTAAGTTTGTATTTCTAGTAAAGAGAACTGAGGGAGCAGTTGAATATCCACCACCAGGATTAGTAATAGAAATATTAGTAATAGCACCAAGATCAACAGTTGCTAGTGCTTTACCACCAGATCCACCACCACCATTCAATAAAATAACAGGAGGTGTCTCATAAAATTCACCTTGATTTGATATATTGATTGATTTAACAATACCAAATTCATTAACGTCAGCAACACCTGTTGCACCCTGTCCACCACCACCAGATACAATTAAGTTAACGTCACCTATTTCATAATTAGATCCAGCAGTTTCTAATGATAAACCCGTTACAAGACCCGTAACAGGACGTAGTTCAGCACCAGATCCACCACCACCTTGAACTGTAGCAGTTACAACATCTGAAAAATATTCATCTCCATTAGATAAAACCTGAATGTATTGAATTGATCCAGCAGGAGCAAATACATTACCATTAATATCAATTTGATCTGTCTCGAATAATATTGCTTTTGCTTTTGCACCTGTACCATTTCCAGCAGTTTCTATATTAATTCTAAATGGATCATATCCTTCACCAGGATCTAATACTTTTACAGCAGCAATTTGACCATTAACAATTATGGGTTCTAGAACTGCCTCTCTAATAGGAGCTCCACAATTACCAATAGTTAACTGAGGTGGGTCAGACTGGTTATAACCACTACCGCCATCCACCACAAAAACATCTCTAACGCCAAATATAGAATTAAAGAGTGGTTCAATTACTGCACCTTGTCCTGGGACTGTTCTTGCCATTTAATCATTTGACTGTGATTGTACCTATCATTGCAGGGTGTGATGTGCATTGATAGTAAAGGGTGTTTGGAGCATCGAATGGGACTGTCCAAACTTGAAGTGCTGTTTTACTTCCTGATACACCACTTGTATATTCTGAACCTTGATCAGAAACTCTGAGTTCTAGTGGATGACCACCAGCAGCATTCTTAAGATCATAAGTGAATCCTCTATGAACTACAAGAGGACCATTAGCAGCATTACTTGCAGAGCCAGGTCCATTTACTATGTAATTCGTCATACCATTATTAGTGAATACATATAAAATTGTTGGAGATGGTTTGTAGATAGTAGAGTTATCGTGTCCTTTAATAATAGAAGAACCAGCAGGAGCATTGTTCAACTGAGAACCAATACCACCACCAATCTCATTAAATCCACTACCATTATCAACTTCAAGATCACCATTAGTACCAATCTTCATTTTTTTGGTACCAATATTAATTGTACCGTTAGCAGGAAGTTCTAAGTTTCCATCAGTATCAATTTTTAATTTACGTGCACTTGTACCAAAACGTAATTCACCGTCTGGAACTGTTAAGTTACCAGATGCGTCCATACTAATTTTGTTAGTAGCACCAAACTGAATATCTGTACCAGCAGCAAGAATCAAGTTGTCACTACCATCAAATGATAGTTTTTTATTTGCACCACTACCAAATTTAATTTCAGCAGACTCTGGAATCTGTAAGTTACCAGAACCATCAAATTCAATAGTATTGCTACTACCAAAATCTAATTTTTGTCCTGTTATTGAAACTGTACCTGTTTCATCTTCACTCAACATCTTATTGACAGATGTTATATGAACAGGGTTTGTGGTTGACAATTCCTGAGATTGGTTTGCACCAGCAGCAGTAACAGTAATAAAACCACGTGCACCACCGTTTTCAGCAGTAAATGATGCAAAATCAACCTCTGCCTTTGCACCAGTTGAATCTTCAATATGCAACTTAGTACCAGCTGTCATAGCACTAAAACGAGTTCTGAATTGTTCTTCTTGTGTTGAGTCTTCAGAAGATAGTTTTGATGATACAGTTCTAGTTGCACCTGTGTTAATACTTTCTACAGTATGTGTTTTCTTTTTCTTTCTTTGTAATTCTTGTGTAGTTGGATCTGCACTTATAGCAGTATCACCCAAGAAGATAGATGCGTTTGTAAAATAACCATCACGGAATCTTAGAGTTGTAGATCCAAGATCAAATGTATTATCACTATTAGGTAAGAAGTGAGTATTTACAACAACGTTACCAGAACCATTATTGGTTAGGTTAGTAATTGATGAACCACCGCCACCACCACCTTGTAGATCGTCGCCTGGCTGCCAGCGAGCATTTGCAGTATTCCACTTAAGAACCTGTCCGTTAGTAACCCCACTAACGTCCACGTCTGTCAGATTAGATGCAGCAAGTTGTCCTTCAGTAAATACTGAACCGTTCCATTTTAGGACTTGGTTTGTTGATGGTGATCCAATGGAAACTTGTAGGTTGGTGTTATCGCCAAGATAGGTATATAACTCGTTTATAACATTATTGAGTTTTATAGCACCGTCTCTCAGGGTATCACCTGTTCCATCATTGGCACTTACACCAATATTAAGATTCTGTTTAGCCATAGTAGGGGGGTTATTCTACGTTTTTATTTATGTAAGGTCGAATTCATAATTAGTTGCGTCAAGTCTAATATTATTTCTAGTAAAGTCTGGGTTATTATTGTCCCTATCAAAAGGAACTGAAGTCATATCAAATTTACCGACATTACTGTCCCACTTCAAAATACCAGATGTATCTTGTTGACTCGTTCCACCTGTTACGGTGAGGATTGCTAAGTTACTTGCAAGAGGTGAGTTAGATGCTTGTGTCTGTTCTCCAACAGGACCTATACACACACATCTATACCTGTAACCTGACATAAACGCTTGTGCTACTACTTGTAAGGAAGAGTTATTCTGTCCTGTAAGGTTAGCCCAAGTAAATCCACCATCGGTAGATACTTGCCACTGGTAAGCAATAGTACCAGCTTCAGGTTCAATTACAGCAATCAAACTGAAAGTTTGTGTACCACCATCAGCAATAGTTGCATTGGTAGGTTGATTTGTAATTACCAGACTAGGTGTTTGTGGTGTGCCACTACCTCCTTCACTTTCACCTCCACTAGCAGGAGGTGCACCAACACCTTGGTTGCTAGGTATATTTAGCGTCTGTTTTGATGAAAGACCAAATATGTATGGAAACTTAGGAGTCAGGTGACGATTAGGAACCACAGTTATTACACTACTCTCAGACATATTAGAATGAAGAGAGCAGAAATAATACAGTTGTGACGGTGCATCTTGAGCAACTGTGATCTCAGTATATGCACCAGCATTACCAGCAGATCCTACTGTAGTTACACCTGTTGTGTATGTTGTACCAGCACCGTGATAACCATTACTCGCATCAGAAAATAATAATTGGTGATTAGCAACACTATTATCAGAAAGTATAAACTTATATGTACTACCTTTAACAAATGTTAAGTTTGGATAAAGTACGCCATCAATTCTGTATTTGTTACCATTTGATTCACTTGTAACAGTTACTGTATACTCTTTTGATTCAGTTTCATCACTCCACAATGTTATAAAATATGCAAATGTTCCACTTGGAAACTCTGGAGTATGACAGAAACGACCATTATAAACATCTAAATGTCTACCTGGTTTGCTAACGTTATATTCATAATCCTCCATCAAAGATCCTTTAGGAGGGTTTGCTAAAGTTAAACCATATGCAGGACGATTAGTAGCAATACTACTTCTCATTTGATACCCTGTCTCCATAAGCACTACTGGAGAAGTATTATCTGTTGGTAAATTATATCCATATGGTCCATATACAGGATAACCGTCAAATGCAAATCCTATTATTTTAGAATGTCCATCAGGATGACGTAAATTATCTTGTCCAAATTGACTCTGACCATAGTAATCATTATATGAACTCATTACCTGGTTCTCTTTTAAACCAGTTAAAAGTTCACCATCGTGATAATGATACTGTCCAGTTGACTCAGGATGTCCACCATAACTATCTTCACCAAAATTAACCATTCCATAGTCAGCAGTGGCAACCCAATGAAATCCTGTAGGAGGACTACCACCAGAACCAGCACTGGGATTAAATATAGCAACACCGTTAGAAGTAAAACCAACAATACCTAATGGAACTGAACTAGCACCAGTTGTATTTTCACCACCTCTATACAAGAAAGAATGATTGAAAGTATATGCTGCTACTGTGTTTGGATTATTTTCATTAGGAAATGTACCATAAGCTACAGGAGTTGGCATCCCATCACCTGTTATGGTTAATATCTTCGTCGCTGGATTGTAACTACCTTCTGCTGCCATTAGTTGTCATCGAATATTTGGTCAGGTGTGAAGTTATCAACAGTTGTTGCACCGATGTTGATTGTCAATGTAGCAGCGTTAGAGAGTATAGGTGTAGCACCTGTGGATGTTAATCCGACTCTAAATTCATCGCCACCATCACCCTGAGTTGTAGCAGGAGTAGTGTAAACACTTGATGTAGCACCAACAATATTTATCCAAGTGTCAGTTCCGTAATCCTTCTTCTGCCACTGATAATTAATCAAATTACCACTAGGTGTTGTAGTTGCAACCACAGTAAATGCAGCAATCTGACCTTGGTTAACAGTTACGTTAACTGGTTGAGAAGCAATATTGATGAATGATTCACCTTGTGCTTGAGATTCACCTGTTGGAACGTAATTAGGATCGTAGATATCAATACCACCATTAACACCTTCACCTGTAGGTCCTAAGAATGTATCTGCAACTGTTGTTGAAACAGTAACTGTAGGTTGTACATATCCTTGTCCTGCATTCTTAACATCAATACGTGCGAGACCAACAAGTGCTTTGATCTTACCACCAAAACCAGAGGAGGAAATCACATCAACGTTTGGACGAGATGTATAACCATCACCTGAGTTTGTAAGTATTGCTTCAGTAATACGTCCTTTCTCAATAGTTGCAAGGGCATCTGCATTACGTCCACGTACAGATCCTGTATACTCGAATGTAATTAGAGAGTTAGAAGATTCAATAAGAGCAACTTCTCTTTCAAATTCTTCACCTTCAATGAATAAGTTATCTCCAGATTCAATAGGAGGTACGACTGTTGCAGCAATAACGTCAACATCAGAACCAACGTAAGAGAATGCAACGAACGTAGAACCAGCACGAGGAACTTCAGAGAAGATAATACGTGAACCAACAAGTTCAAAACCAATACCTGGTTCCTGAATAACACCATTTAACTGACAGATAATGTTATTTTCAGGTAATATCGTATTACTTTGTACACCATCAGTTAGTGTTAGTGAGTAGAAGACTCCAGCTAACTTCAAGTTGAATGAGTTACGTAATGAATCAAAGTCGAATGATATATCATCTAACTGTCTTAACTTACCTACGTAAACACCGTGGAAACTAGATCCAGCAGCAGGAGCTTCAGTGAACTGAATATTATCTGAGAACGCAGTAAATGCGTTATTACCGCCTGGTGGTTGTAGAATACCATTCACAAATATCATCATATGTCCAGCAGGATCTGGGAAGTATGCTGTACCGTTAGTTTGAGTTAATTTAAAGTTTTTCTGTACTCCGTCAAATCCTCTAAAGAACCTTCTAACACGACCACGTAAAGTCTTAGCAACAGAACAAGCACCTCTGAATCCATAATCACCGATGATCTGAGCATTCTTGACGAATGTTCCAGAAGTATCACCCAAATGAATGATCGCACGAATACCAATTTGTTCAATTTTTTCGATTCTTCCATATGCACTCGTATTTGTAATAGTTACCGCAGCAATTCCTTGTGTATAAACACTTGGGAAGTTTGAACCAGCAGGAATCTTAGAAAGTGTATATGCAGCGTCACCAGCAACAACTGTTAAGTCATCACCAATAGCAGAGAATCTACCTGTTTCATTTGCAAGGTATACGTAATTGTTATCGGCATCGTGCTCAGTAACAACAAATGTATGTCCTACAGACTGTCCAGCATTCTGTAATTGTAAGGTATCACCAACTTGGAATGTATCACTAACTCCAGTATCAGTAATTAACGCAGAATATGTAAATCTGGTAATCGTTGTTGTATGGAGATACTCACCAAAGTTAGGTAATTGATTGAATCCTTCAACCTCAATAATCTGATCAGTGACAGAACCGTAAATAACATCACCAGGTTCAAACGAACCTACTACAGTGGATACATCATATGTTACTCGACCTGATTGATTGTCAAGCAATGAACCATCATTGTTTCTAACAATAAGAGCATTTGCTTTTCCAGAGTCTTGCTTACTGTATATTATATCTGTAGCGATAAATTCACCCTGTTTGAAGTTGACAAGGATACGTTTATGTGGAGATGCTGATGCAGTAGCAGTTGCACCTGATGTAACACCCTCAAGATTATCTGAATTTGCGAATGTTCCAGAAGTCATTACTATCTTAATATAAGTTGCATTGTCAGTTGCAAGAACTGTACCAGAATTTCCTGTAGCACCTGTCTTAACAATAACCTCACCATTTGTAAACTTAACAGCTCCACTTGTATGAGTTACTGGAACATACTCTACCTTGTATAGAACTTGTGCAAGGTTATCTTGTATTCTGATTACTTCAGCATATGCACCACTTGTACCACCGAAGAATATATCAGCAGTATTAATACCACCACCTATAGGTGTAGGAATATCTCTAGTACCATATGTGGTTTCAACACGTTCTATACCGTTATTAACACCAACAGAGAATGTATGAATTTGACCAGCTGAGCCAGGTGTAAGACTTGTTATTACATCTCCGTCAATATATTCTGCTAGGTATATTTTGTTTGCAGTTGTATTTGGATGGATATAATATTGTGATCTATCAAGTTCTGTAATAGCAGTACCAAGAACAATATAATTAACCAAATCGTATGCTTCAAATTTATGACCAACAGAATCTATAGAACCATCAGTATTGACAGCAACACCAACATCAACAGGTTCAGTTAGATATACTGTAGGAAGTGAGGATTTCTCAAGACCTGTCATTACTAAGTGGAATAATTGATGAATCTTATGTACAGCAGTTGCAGTAGGACGTAATTCTCTATTAGTATAAGGAACCTCAGAGTTATTAGGACCTGGGTTGAGACAATCTTGCTCTACGGTATTAACCATATATTCTTTTATTGCTTCAGCGTGATATATCAAGTATGTTCTAAAGACACCAGGATAAGCAACAAAGTTACCATTACTATCAAACCAACTATTAACTAATTGAATAGTTGCTATATTACCACCAGTAATTATATCGTATATCATTGCCTTACGGATATTTGTACCAAATACAATTTCAGCAGCATATCCTGAGTAATTATTGACTGACTTATAATATGCTTCTTTATCAATATACTCGTGGTTAAACATCAATAGTTTTGCTGCCTGTCGATACATCTCAGGTGCACCACCCAATGTATCCTCAATTAAGTCTGCTAATGTTGTAGCAGCAGATGTTACGTTGTAACAAATACCACCACCACTGAATAGTGTATTACCAGAAGAATAAGGTATAGGAGTAGAAGTCTTAGTAATACTTTGATTTACAAGGTAACTACCATTACCAGCAGCAGCTTCTCTGATAACACCTATTGGTATAGAGAATAATGTATTGATTGAAGACGCTACAACAGCACATTCACCATTACCAGCAGTGTCATATGTGATTGTTGTATCTCTTACAGAAGCACGTTCACCTGTCAGTGGCCATTCACCTGGTAGTGTTCTTGTAATATTATCTAAGTATGATCTTGGATTACTTGTATTACTTGAATCAAATAGATTGACAGTAATATTCATCAA